GCAGTAGGAGTATTCTTTNCTCCTGACTTCGCATCACGATCTTTATTATATTGGTCTCTCTGAGCTTGTGTTTCTTTTCCGCGCAATCTATCCCATATAGATGGTTGTCCTTGTGATTGCTGAGCTTGTGGCTGTTCTTTTGTGCCAGTTCCGCTCTTTTCCTTATCGCTAACCTCACCACTAGCGCCATCTGGCGTTACCTTAATAGGCGGTAAATTAGATACATCATTACTTACATTAGTAAGACCGGCACCTTTGACGCTCGCGTGCTGATGCGGTTCACGCATACCAGGAACAATTGCTGCCGCTCTCGACAATGGTAAGTTCTTTGGGTCGAATGGCTCTGGCGCTGGTATCTGCGGAGCTTTCGACTGCCCATCGACTCCTATCTCCTTACCAATAACATCAGCCTTCTTAACTGAAGGTGATGTAGAGTTCTGCATAGCAGGAGCCGCAGCCTTTGGTGAATTACCAGCAGCACCACTACCAGGAGAAACTGGTGGAGTAGCCTGTTGCTGATTATTAAACTTAGCTGGGTCTACATCGTTTCCAGCATTTGTGTTTACCGCCTTTGTACTTCTTCCATCACTACCACCAGCGGCCTTTGATGGCTGTAAAGTATCATTAGAAGCCTTTGGCAACATCTGCGGAGCCGCGCCACTACCAGTTGAAGGCGTTGACATCTTCGCGCCGGGAGTAGACATCTTAACACCAGGAGTGCCAAGTATCTTATTAACTGTCTTTTCAGCCTTCTCTGGGTCCATTTTTGATTGAGCCGTCACCTTATCAGAAGTAGGCTTCTGTTGTCCTAACTTCTTCTTAGGCGGCGTCTCTACATCACTGTCATCTTCCTTCCCAGAAAGGTCTGGTGTCTGAAATGAAAGAGAAGACTTCGGCTCATCACTATTCGATGGATTTGTAGGATTTTGTGGATTAGTGTACTGTGTCAATGGTCCTTTATTTAACATATTAGTTGTAGTAGTAGCTGGACCAGAACCCTGTTTAATAAGCTTTATATTAGACTCAGTATCTTCCTTAATCTTCTTCTTTCCACCACTTTCTCTTGATACTCCCATACCAGTAGGAGTATCTTGTTGGTCTCCCTGATTAGGAACAATAGCTGTTTTTGGTGGTGGCGTTCCTGAAAGTGTTTGTGCTTTCGGTACAGGCTCACGTCCAACTGAAACTTTTCTTGCAGGAGTCTGTCTACCCATGAATTGACCGCCATCAGACGTGCCAATAGCTTCACGCACCATTATATTCAAAATTGTGTGCTCAAGACTTCTGTACTTATTTGTCATCTTTTGACTTTCCAGCCTTCTTCATAGCTTTCGCCATTTCCTTACGCTGTACATATTTAACAGATTCTCCATTCTTTGCAGTAGCAACAGTTCCTTCTGGTGGGGTAATCTGTCCCTTATATGAATGTATCCAGGGATTACCAGCATCCAATCCCTTTGCTATTACTTCGCTTGCATCGCTTATGTGCTTGTGTAACTTAAGAGCCTTATCAACATTAATTTCATTAGCAAGTAAATGAGTAGTCTTACTCGCATGGTCAGATGTTCTCTGCCTCTTCCACTTCTCATTAGTTATACCATCCATTCTCTTTCCATAGTCACGATTGAGAGAAGATATTAAACTTTTTGAATCGTATGGTTCACCTTTTGATATTTGGTCATTAATATGCTTGACAATCTCAGGAGCATGTGTCATCATTACATCCATTGCTTCTGGCTTCATAGTTCTGTATAACTTCGTTGCTGCATCTCTATGCTTAAGAAACTTACCCATATCTGCTGAATCATACTTGCCACCTTCTGCTCTATTATCCATATGATGAACATCAGGATGACTAACAAACTTAGATCTTGTCTTCTTATCAATTGGCATAGCAACCCCTTGAGGGTCAAACATAGTATGCGTCATAATACCATATTTGGAATTTCTAACCAATTTTCCTTCTGGCGAGTCATGCTTTGCAGAAAGGACCATCTGTCCTGGCTTGAAATGATAATGGTTGTCTTTATCAATAATACTATCTGGCGTATGCAAATGATTACCTTGAAACACAACTCCAGGGTGACTTTCCTTCGGCATAATCTTAGGCAACTCATGTAGAGCCGCTATCATCTGTGCAGCCAACTTAGGATTATTTGCATGATTATTTACAACATCTTCTGGCGTATAATTAACACCCGACTTACCTTTCGGCGTCGATACAAAAAACTTACCAGTATGTGGATGCATACCAAAAATCACTGGCGTTCCATCGACATGTCTGGTATATTCGTGCTTAGATGTTCCACCAGTCAGCATGTGATGCCCATCATCCAAAGCTTCAGCCGCTCCGTGAACACCCTTATGACCGTTATGTAAAATAGAATCGCCAAGATGTGGAATATGTTTTTCTGGACTTGCCAGATTCATCTTATGTTCTTCTTCAACCAAAAAACGAGAAAATAACAACATTAACACTCTCCAGGACCATAAAAGGCTTTACCACCATGCATAGATTCCTTGTTCGCAATGCCAAGCTTACCCTTACTATCTTTTTTTGCTGCTGGCTTTTTCTTCTTGGGCTTATCTTTTTCCTCTAAGACGAGAAAATCCTTAAATCTATACACCTTACTACCTTTATGTTTTTAAGAATATTTATGAAAATAAGGCTTTATACAACGTCTATTGTCCAGAAGTCTCCAGTAAGATTATCATTTTCAATATAATCAATTGGCATTGTTCCGTATCCATTATCTCCCCATTCTTCGCCCCATGAGTTGCGGATAATTACATAATTACCTGTCTTAGCCACTCCAACGATAAGCATACAATGTCCGCCAATATGCTTACCATGTGGCATCTTGATATTACCTGTTTTGATAACATCATCATCCTGAAGATTTTCATACATCTCGAAACCAAACACGACCGGCTTTCCCTGCATAATGGTGAACATTATGTCAGCGGCGGTCGAAGAGAGACGGCTATATTTTGTGATGATCTCTTTCTTAGCGTCGTCATACGCCTTCTGGGGCGGCTCACGCTGGATGTTCTCAACAAGGAAGGGTAGGTCTGCATCGGGCGCTGAGCCCCATCTGGACAAGCCTTTGAAGGCGTCACGGATTTCCGCGCCGTCATCCTTATCCGTGCAATTGCCAAGGAGACGAGCGTTCCAATAAAGGAATAACTTAGATGGTTTGAATTCTGGCTTTCCCTCTTTCTTGTGCATGTACTCTATGGCCGCGCCGACAGCCATAGAGGTACATGAATTCGTATGATATTGTTGGTAGATAGGCGGAAAGAAACCTGTTTCCCTTAAGTCGTGATTCCAGTCTCCAAACTGGCGCTTAGCTCTGTAGTCTCTTGGATCTGGTTTATCACGCCGCCAGCCCCCGCGCATCATGTTCGCGCAAACTCCCCGAAAAATTTAACTAATGGTTGTGTGTCCATATTTCACCTGAATTGTTTGAACTTATCCTTATCATATTTAGCCCTTGGCTTAGCTACGTTGACTTCCTCCTGAATAATGTCTTCCTGTGCCGAAGCTTCAGCATCATAGAAACGCATCTTCATATAATCAGCGCCAATCACGAACTTCTTATTAATATTCGGATTGCCATATCTGTTCTTTAACTGTTTAACCATAATCTGATTGAGTTCAAGCAAATCCTCAGAAGAGATAAGGGCCACCATAAAGTCTGCTGTGGCCGGTAGGCCGAAGCTTTCCGCTGTATCCTCCATCCCTACGTCAGAAGATGTGTAGCCGCTCCTGGTAAGCTGTGTGGCCGATATGATAGGAACGTTCATCTCCACTGCAAGGCCACGCAGTTCTTCTGCAATGGCTTTGATATAGGAATATGAGTTCATATTCGGCGTTCCGTGCTTATACCGAGATGACGTACACAGATTAATATAATCTACATACACGACATCTGGCTTAAACTTTTTCTTAATCTTCATCTCGTGCAAAAGATGCCTGAAATGACCAGCGCCCGCGCATGATGTTGGATATTCCTTAATGTATAGTTTGCCACTCTTTATCCGAGCTTTCAACCTATTCATTCTCTTATCATAATCTTCTTTCGAAATCTTACGAAGAAGATCTATGGAAACATCCAAAAGATTAGCGTCAATACGTTCTGCTATTCTTTCCTCTGACATTTCAAGAGTAATATAGAGCACATTATGACCCATCTCCATATGGTGCGCCGCCATATCACACATGAACATAGACTTACCGACATTAACACCGGCAAGAATAATGTTAAGCGTCTTGGAAGGAATGCCACCATTAGTTATTTTGTTTAGTAAGTCCAGATGAAAAGGTATTCTCTTTTCCTTTTTGCGATAAAACTCGAACCGAGCTTCCGCATCCTGGATGAAGTCATGCCCAATGTGTGTATCGAATGATACAGCCAAGGCATCAGATAGTATCTGAGGAATAGCACCCTTTGAGTAGTTCTTATCTTCACCTTCAGTAATGGATATAGACTGAAGGAGAGCAAGATGTAAGGCTCTGTTCTGACACCATTCTTCGGTAGTGTCTGATAGATAGTCGATATCATAGACTTGTGTTAGTTTAAGGTCTCTAAGCAGCGCCTTTGCCTGATTGAAGTCGCTCTGATTAAGGCCGGTCGATTTACCAAGCTCAATCTGAAGAACCTCAGTCGATGGAAAGGCATTATATTTGTTTACATACTCATTAGCTAACTCATAGACAACACGAAAAGATAGCTCCGTAAAGTACTCAGACTTTAAAAACGGAGCTACTTTTCTTCCAAATTCTTCGTTGAATATTAAGTTAGTGAGTACGAGCTTTTCAACGTCGCTCATACACTACCTGTCAACTTGTGTTATCTCATATGTTGAAGATGTGCCTTTGTCAGAATCTTCTATCGTAATAGTCTGACCTACCTGACAACTGTTGTCGGGAACATTTACAGAAATAGTTCCACTATCATTATCTGCTGTCACTCTATCCAAGTTTATACCTTTCTTCTATCTTTTTTGCTAAATCTGTTTCTTTTAACATCTTATTCCAGAATACATCATCATTGACTACATCTGACTGTCTGAAATTAGCTGTTCCTTCTGCTGCTCCTGCTACCTGATACCATCCTTTCTTTGGACTAACTATATGTCCAGTTTCAACTGCTACATCGAAAAGACCACTCCACCTATGAACGCCCTTTTCAAAACTTACGGTAATCGGGATTTTAGACTTTTCTTTGACATAACGGGACTTCTCAACGTTGATAATAAAATGGTATCCAGGAACAGATCCGCCATCGATAGGCTTATCCTGCTGACGACCGACAATCCAAACCGTATCGGCAGAATAGAAGCCGCCAGTGCCGCCACCAACTATATCTCTCGGATACAAGCCCATTTCCTTGTAAGTATGATTGACTGCTATCATTGGAATATCTTTGATAGTCAAGTGCGGCGTCACCATACGAAACAGGCTCTTTAACTGCTTCGCGCGCGTCATATCAGCGACCGCCTTCTGATTTAGCGTATCCTCTACTTCCTTCTTGGACGCCAGATTACCAATAGAATCTACAATGATAAGAAGATGGTCATCACGCGATAAATCATTCAACTGCTGAAGAAGGTCGAACTTTAACTGTTCGATATCTGTTACTGGTGTATGGACAACTGAATCCATATTAATACCGAACGTCTTAAAGTAAGTTGGAGTTGTGCCAAATTCAGAATCATAAAAGAGCACGAGACCATCTTTATACTTAGATAGAAAGGCTGCCGCCAACAAGAGCGAGAAGCCGGTCTTGAAGTTCCTACTCTGACCAGCTATCATAGTAAACCCAGGAGTAAGCCCACCATCAATTCTACCTGCCAGCGCCGCATTAATCATCGGCACAGTCGTCGGTATCATATCCTTGTGAGTGTATATCTTGGATTCTAATAAAGTTGAAGTAAATTCGACAGTTGAATTCTTAAGTATCTTTTCTTTTAATTTGCTCATTAGAATAACCTTGCTACTTTTACTACGTTCCAGCCGATGACATCAGTTAATGACTTCAGCGGCCCAAGAAATGTCTTCTCGAATTGCAATTCTCTATCAATATAGTTCTCCAAATCAAACTCTTTCGGCAACGGTCCTGGTGAAGCGATGCACGTATCATAGATTGGATTTGGATATTTCAGATAACAGAACTTAATCTTATCACCATTATAAATTGGCGATAAGTTCTTGAGATTATACTTCTCTATTAGATAGTTGTAATTAATTGCAGACTTCACCTGAATAGGTGTGCCTTTTAGGTAACGTGTCTTTTCCTTTCCTACGTCGCTATAGTGGTCTATTCTATTAACCGAACGTGGCAAAGCTATGACCTCGAATGGAGACTGATTAAACTCTGCACGGAACTCCTTAACATATTTGATAAGGTCATTTTCCGTTCCATTCATAATAATACCAATGGCTTTTTTAAGAGCTTCCCGACAATACTTAGGCGTTGAAGAACGTATCGTTTCTATGCCCATCATCTTGAGTTCGGGCGTTTTAAGCTGAAGCCCTTCATTGTTCAAGACGTTGAGAATATACATCTTCTTCGCGCGCCACAGACCTTTCGTAGCAATAACTTCTCTCTTCATAAAGAGCTTTTGCTGGTAAGCCTGTGTAATCAGACCAAACGCTTCAAATGCCTTAGTAAGTAACGGCTGAATGACCTCATTGCAGTACTTATCAATCGCCTTACATATCTCCAAATCAGTCGGTCTTGAGCCGTCATAAGTGGACAACGAATCAGCGAATTTCTCCATACAAAGATAAACAGAATCCGTGTCAGAAGCGATTACATAATCTATCCCCTTTGTTTCAAATGTCTCATTGAAATGTTGGTTCAAAACCATATCGACAAACTTGATAACAAGCTGGCCGGTCGTAGTAACCGCCTCTCCGTTATCATAGTTGAACCACCTGTTATAGATATTTAGGAGCGCTCCATAGAGCCCATTCATTTGAACTTTCTTGGTCTTCTGTTTGTTATCGTAGCGAGATACTTCCTGACGAACTTTGATGATTTCTTCTTCACCAGCTTTCTCGTGTAGAAGTTTCTCCACGGCTTTCTTCGCCGCAGACATTTTCTTCTTATTACTATCACGGTCTGTAAACTTTCTCTCTGATAACGCGGGCATAAACCCTTGAAAATCAATTCTATATTTACATCCGTTAGCCGTTACCGCACAGTTCGCATGTGCATCGGTATAATTCTTTACAAGCGTACCATTCTTAATAGAATAAGCTTGTGGAACCTTGACCTTTTCAATGACCAATTCGCCGATCTCAGGATTAAAAGTCTTTGTCTCAGCGTCCATTTCGGCCATAGGTAGCGGCCAAATACGTCCAAGATAAGTCTCAGGCGAAATGTTGTAACCCATGATAATATGAGGATACAGCGACGTAAGGTCGAAAGAAACTACCCAATTAGACAGTCCTTTCTTAGGCTCTTTGACATAACCACCAACAATTCTTCTACGAGAATGCTTCTTTAGAAATGGAACGACAATATTTCTGTCCAGTAGATAGTTATGAATAATAACATCCCATGGACGGATAGTCGTCATAACATCGTTGTAGTTGCACTTAGCATCATATGCCATCTCTTGGACAAGCTCAATATATTTAAGCTTGTCCTCCAGGCGTTGAACAAGTTCAACGTCCATGATATTATATTCTATAAACTTCTGATAGTTATTGCGGTAGAGGGAGATAAGACTACCATATTCTGTGTAGTCAATCTTGCTTTCTCCCAATTCTTCAGTAGAGATATACTTAAGTGTATACTCCTCCTGGTTTTTAAGTGAAAATTTCCTGTAAATCTCAAGATAATCGACAACCGCAATCCCCTGTATCTCATAGGTTACATTCGTTCTACCACGCGCTTCTACTTCTCTCCTATAGACATGCCCCCATGGAGATAACTTATTATCTAAATTTTCTCCTTCGAATATCACGAGAAGACGATGCACCAGATATGGAATATCGAAGAACCGAACATTCCATCCTGTTACTATGTCAAGGTCAAGCTTATCCCAAATTCTAATAAAGTCACGAAGCAATTGCTTTTCATCAATACACTTATAATAAACAACATCTGCTCTATTATTATAAAAATCTCCACAACCAAAGACAAGCGTTTTACCATGAGCCTTTAAGCTTATAGCCGTGATTTCTTTCGCTGCATCTTCAATGGATGGAAAACCTTCATCGGACGCGACTTCGATATCAAGAATACCGACACGAATTAACTCTGGGTCAAACTCAATGTCGCCCGGAAAAACTTCATTTAAGAAAGCATATTCAAAGGATGTTAGACCATAAAGATTAAATCCAGTAACTTTCTCGTATGTTTCGACATATTCTTTTGCAGCATCAATAGATTCAAAACGCTTTTTGGTGACTGGTCTTCCGGTAATAGTCTTGTATTTTCCCTTCTCAGAATCAATGAAGAGAAATGGCTTATACTCATGCTTAAGGTGGATTCTTTTTCCATCTTTATATCCGCGATAACACACTGAGTTTCCACGAACAAAACTACTTGTATAGAAAGATGACATAAAATAATCCTTGACAGTTTAATTGGTCTATGGTAGAGTACTCATACTACCAATAGAAAAGGACCAAAGTATGGCATCAAAGCCAAAGTCGAAATCACGCGCTGTTCGATGGACAGAAGCGTGCGGGAAAGCTCTTGACGCATTTACGGCTCTTGAAGAAGCTTTAAGTAATCTCGAAGGAGCAATTTCTGATCTTCGCGGCGTTCAAGAAGAATACGAGGAATGGAAAGATAACCTTCCTCCAAACCTTCAATCATCGGCGCTTGGCGAAAAACTTGAAGCTGTCTGTGGACTTGCGATTGAAGACATTCATAGTGATCTTCAAACAGCAATCGAAGACGCTCAGGGCATCATCGATGAAGCTAACGAAATCGACCTACCTCAAGGGTTTGGTCGGGATTAGGAGACTAAATGTATTCGATGACTATCGGGCCGCTCAATCTCTCAGACCTATTCTTCAATTACGACCATACCCATATGGACGCCTATTGGAAGGGTCTAACTCCCAAAGAAGCCATAACAGTGGCCTTCCTCCATATCAAGGAAGACCAGACCGAGGAGTTTGAAGCGGCTCTAGCAAAAGACGTTGAAAATTTCTGCATGTCTCTTCCGACAGAGTATATTGATGCAGAATTCAAAGAATGGCTGAAGAGAGACTATTTGAAGCGACTCTAGAACCACCGAGCGGGCCGCAAGCCCGCTCTTTCTCGCCAAAGGGAACCAGAATGAAGCCTCTTATCAAGTGTAACACTCTATCCCCAATAACCAGGGAACTTATCGTCCAGACAATGAGAGAAACCGGCTGCACTTTTGATGAAGCCAAAGACCATCTTAAAGAACACAGCAGAAATTGCACCTATTGGATTAACGACTTCTACCAAGTGGAAGTTAGACCATGTGGCGAGCAAGCTGTTGTTCTCAATATTCGCCGCCGCGATGGGAAAGCTATCATGCGCGACTGGCGGCACTTCCAGGCAATCAAAAACCAACTCGTTGGGGAAGAGTGCGAAGGCATTGAACTCTACCCTGCCGAAAGCCGCCTTTGGGATACCTGTAACAAATACCATATCTGGTGTGTTACAGATCCAACATTTCGGTTTGGATTCGGATATCAAGGGCGGCAAGTCTCTTATGATACTTCCAACAACCATGTTCCCGGTCTTATGCAAAGGAAAAACAAACCATGAACGTTAAAATAACAAAGAAACAAAGACCTAAAGATACTGTCAAGGTGGAGCTAACCATGGACGTATTTGGACTTTGTTGTTTTGCCGAACTACTCAAAGCCAATGGATCGCCAGCTTGGGTTCGATTAGCAAACACCATTGAAACAATGGTGCCAGAAATGAAAAGATACCAAAAAAAGGAGTCCGCTTAACTATTAAAGTGGTTGAACCACTTGACCGCAATCTGGCCTCGCTTCGTCCATTCAAGGTGCGAAGCGGGGCGCTCGTAATAGCGGCACATATTGTACCCTGCCTGAAACGCCGTCTCGGCGTCCTTGAGCTTCCTATGGGCCAATAGCTCTACATGCTGAAGCTCCCATAAAGCGCCCTTACACTGCTCCGTAATATCACCATGCTTCATGTCGTGGTGCGAGCCTTCCCATATCACGTTGCGGCGGT